GCCTGCATGATGGTGCAGCCTGGTGATGATGTGTCGCCAATCAACTTTGTGCCGGTGCCGCTGTTCCTGGTCAGCTACGAGGAAGGCGCTAACGGCCAGGTCGACAATGTCTACCGCCGGATGCGCATGAAGGCCGAGTCGATCCAGCGCCAGTGGCCAGATGCCAAGATCCCGGATGCCCTGCAGCGAGTCATTGAGGAGAAGCCTACCGAGGACATTGAGCTCCTCGAGGCCACCATCCACGATCCCAAGCGTGGGGACTATTGCTACCATGTGATCTGGAAGCATGGCAAAGAGGAGCTCGTCTACCGCCGCCGCAAGACGAGCCCCTGGGTGATCTCCCGCTACATGAAGGTGGCTGGCGAGATCTATGGGCGCGGCCCGCTGATGACGGCTCTGCCAGACATCAAGACCCTCAACAAGACCATCGAGCTCCTGCTCAAGAACGCGAGCCTGGCGGTCGCTGGTGTCTACACCGCTGCCGACGATGGGGTGCTCAACCCCAACACGGTCAAGATCACCCCTGGCGCGATCATCCCGGTCGCCCGCAACGGTGGCCCCCAAGGCCCTGCCCTGCAGGCGCTGCCCCGTGCTGGCGACTTCAATGTGACCCAGCTGGTCATCAACGACCTCCGACAGAATGTGAAGCGCATCCTGCTGGACGAGTCGCTGCCTCCCGACAACATGAGCGCCCGCTCGGCCACCGAGATCGTGGAGCGCATGAAGGAGCTCGCGCAGAACCTGGGCTCTGCCTTCGGTCGCCTCATCAACGAGACGATGATCCCGCTGGTGGCCAAGATCCTCGAGGTCATGGATCAGAAGGGCATGATTGATATGCCCCTTCAGGTCAACGGCCTCGAGGTCAAGGTGGTGCCGGTGGCCCCCCTGGCCATGGCTCAGAACATGGAAGAGGTCAACGCCATCATCCAGTTTCAACAACTGATGCAGCAAGGCTTCGGCGTGGATGGCCAATTTGCAATCAAGACCGATGCGGCTGTGGATTACATTGGGGATAAGCTGGGTGTACCTGCAGCAGTCCGCAATGACGCTGCAGAGCGAGCCGTCCTCATGGAGCAGGCGCAGGCGCAGCAAGAGCAGGCGATGGCCGCGCAGGCAATGCTGGCTCAAGCCCAGGCTGCGCCTGTCCAATCTGCAACCGCACCCATTGGAGGCTAAATGGCTGGCTGGGATGACCTAGAGAACGACGAGATAAGCGCCGACATCCGCGATGCCAAGCAGCAGCGCGACGATACCGCGAGGCTCTGCCTGCGGGTGTTCGGTTCCGAGGACGGCCAGAAGCTGCTCGAGTGGCTGCAGCAGATGTATGTGAATGTGCCCATCGCCGTGCCGGGCACAGACCCCTCCTTCGCTTTTTACGCTGAAGGGTGCAGAAGCGTGGTGCGGGACATTGAGGCGCGGATCAACCAAGCAAGGAAACTATGAGCGACACAAATGACCAACCCGGTGGCGACACCGGCCTATTGGACAGTGCAACCATCGAAGACCCCAGCAAGCCAGTCGATAACGCCCAGGCGGCGCAGATCGACCACAAAGCGCCAGCCGATGGCGCGACAACCGCCAGCGAGACTGGCGCACCAAAGACTCGCCCCGAGTATCTGCCAGAGAACTTCTGGAATGCAGATAAAGGCGAGGCCAACCTGGAAGCCATGTCCAAGAGCTGGAGCGATCTTCGCAAGATGATCTCCTCTGGCAAGCACAAAGCCCCAGAGAATGGCAAGTACGATACCTCCGTCTTTGGCGACACCGACATCGAGAAAGACCCCCTGGCCAAGTCTTATGTTGACTGGGCGCAGAAGTGGGGTGTGCCCCAGGGCGCATTCGATGAGCTCGTTGGCCAGGTATCCGAGCTGGCCGCGCAGAACTCAGAGCCGCCCATCGACACCGCCGCCGAGCTCAAGTCCCTGGGCCCCAACGGCGCTGCCGTGGTCAACGGCATGGTGGACTGGGCTCGAGGCCTGGTCAACAAGGGGGTCTGGAGCAAGGACGACTTTGAGGAGTTCAAGTTCATGGGCGGCACCGCCAAGGGGCTGCGGGCTCTGATGAAGGTGCGCGAAGCCTACGAGGGCCGCATCCCGATCGAGAGCGCCCCGGTCGAGGGAGCTCCCAGCAAGGAAGAGCTCTATGCCATGGTGGCCGATCCCAAGTACAAGACCGACCCGGCATTCCGTCAGAAGGTCGAGCGGATGTTCAACCAATTCGCAAATTGATTCTCCTCGGGAGCCTGCGGGTTTCCTATCCCCGCAGTTGCCTTTGACCCAGCTTCGGCTGGGTCTTTTTTGTCCAGTTCCCAACCCCCCCCTTGCGCGGTGTTGTATTTGCCCTACAATCAAACCAAGGCCAACCGAGCAATCGGCCCTGACCGCAGCGAGACGCTGACGAGTGGCTGGCGCAACCAGCAAGCATGGCCCAGGCTTCCTGGCTCACCGATGCGCTAAACCCTGTTCAACTCAACCGATGAGGTAATCCAATGAGCGTTTCTCTTTCTAACGCCTTTGTGACGCTCTTCGACGCTGAAGTTAAGCAAGCCTACCAGGGCAAAGCCATGCTGGTGGGTGCTGTGCGTCAGCGCCTTGGTGTCGAAGGCTCTACTGTCAAATTCCCCAAAGTGGGTCGTGGTGTCGCCACCGCCCGTATCCCCCAGACTGATGTGACCCCTCTTAATGTGGGCTTCTCGTCTGTCACCTGCACTTTGTCCGACTGGAATGCTGCCGAATACAGCGACATCTTCAGCCAGGCCAAGGTTAACTTCGATGAGCGTCAAGAGCTCGTGCAAGTGGTTGGTGCCGCTATCGGTCGCCGTCAAGATCAGCTGATCCTCGACGCGCTGGCTGCTGCTACCAGCACCGGCACCGTGGCGAACTCTATTGGTGGCACAACCACCAACATGAACATCGCCAAGCTCCGCGAAGCCGCGAAGATCCTCAACACCAAGAATGTCCCCTCTGATGGCCGTCACATCATCATTCACGCCAACTCCTTGGCCGCGATGCTTGAGCAGACTTCTGTCACCAGCTCGGACTTCAACACGGTGAAGGCTCTCGTCCAGGGCGAGATCAACCAGTTCATGGGATTCACCTTCCATGTCTTGGGTGACCGCGCTGAAGGTGGCCTGCCCATCGACGGTTCTAGCGACCGTACCCTCTACGCCTTCCACCAGTCGGCCATCGGCTATGCAGAAGGTATCGCTCCTCGCACCGAGATCAACTACATCGCTGAGAAGACTTCCTGGCTGGTTAACGCCGTCTTCTCTGCCGGTGCGATTGCTATCGACAGCGAGGGTATCGTCAAGATCACTGCCCGCGACACTGCGGCTGCAGCTTAATAGGAGGGTCTGAAAATGGCTTTTTCTGCTGACGGTTTCAATACCCACGGCGCATCTAAGTCGGGCAATGCTCCCTCGATGCACACATACAGCACCACTGATGCCATTGGCGATGTGAACACTGCTGGTTACTTCAACTCCATCGCCTCCCTGCTCAAGGTTGGCGATGTCATCTTCTGCTACACCAGCACTGGTGGAACCCCCGCAATGTCTGTGGTCTGGGTGAATTCCAATACTGGCACGGTGGTTGATGTGACTGACGGCTTGACCGTCACCGCTACCGACAGCGACTAATCATCGCTGATGGCAACCGGGCCAGCCTCTGAGCAATCGGCGGCTGGCCCTTCTCACTTTAAGAGGTTCCTATGGCGGCAGGCGACACTGGTATCACAATCTGTTCAGACGCGCTCATCATGTTGGGTGCGAAGGCCATCACATCGTTCAACGATGGCACAGACGAGTCCAGCACCTGTGACCGTCTCTACCCTGACATTCGAGACTCCACCCTGGTCATGTACCCGTGGAGCTTCAGCACCAAAAAGATTCAGCTGGCGCAGCTGCTGACCGCGCCTGGTTCGGTTTGGCGCTATGCGTATCAGCTGCCAGGCGACCGTCTTGGCAACCCACGCGCCGTCTACAACTCGAGCGCTGTTGGCTCGCCAGTTCAGAAGGATTGGGAGATCCAGGGCGACCAGTTGCTTACCAATCTGACGGCTGTCTACATCGACTATCAGTACAGCGTTGGCGAGTTCGCCATGCCGCAGTACTTTGTCCAGCTGCTCAAGTACATGATGGCCTGGCATCTGGCTCTTCCAATCACCGAGCAGGCCGATCGAGCACAGTACTGGCAGCAGGTGGCCACAGGCGTGATCGGCGAGAACGGGCGCGGTGGATACTTCCGCACTGCAACTCAGATCGACGGCCAAGGACAGCCATCGCGTGTCATCGAAGACTTCAGCCTGATCGCAGTAAGGGGTTGAGATGCCGCGCTTCGTAGACATCCAGACCAACTTCACGACCGGCGAGCTCGACCCGCTGCTGCGTGCGCGTGTTGATCTGCAGCAGTACGAGAACGCGCTGGCCAAGGCAACCAATGTCGTGATCCAGCCGCAAGGCGGGATGCGCCGCCGACCAGGACTCAAGCACCTGCTCGAGCTCCCCAACT